TCCGTCAAAGTTCGGTCACGTCGTCTCGATGCCTAAGCTCAACGGCCTGAGGTGTATGTACATTCCCGGCCGCGGGTTTTATTCAAGAGATGGCAAGCGGTGGAATGATGCTGTCCTTGCCCACATAATCCCACCTACCACAGACTACATCATCGACGGTGAGTTGTATTGTCACGGCATGAGTCTTCAGAAGATCAATAGTGCTGTTGGGGTTAATCGACTGGAGCCGGGCGAGGACGCGCAATGGATCACATTCTTCGCCTTTGATCTCGTCGAGCCTAAGTTCAACGCCCTGACGCGCATGTTGCTCCTTGATAAAATCCTGAATGACAACTGCAACCTCACTAACGCAATCACATCCGTAAGCTGGGAAATCTGCAAGACTCGCATCGAACTCGATCGCTGTTACAACGATTATATCCAACGAAACTACGAAGGCCAAATGCTCAAGAGCGTCTTCGGATCCTATATGCCTCAAGGCACAAAGGAGCGCACGACGATGAATCTTCAGAAGCGCAAAGCCTTTCTCGATGCAGAGTTTGAATGCATTGGACGGGTTATATCCCAAGAGGGTAAGTGCGCTGGAAAACTGGGCGCTCTAAAGTTCATCACAAACAAGGGCATAACATTCGAAGTCGGCACGGGCTTCACCGACGAAGAGCGCGAAGAGTATATCACACCTAACTATCACTTCCAACGTAAGGCCACGATCAAATATCTCAACCTCACAGACGACGGTCGCCCTTTCAATGCGTCGTTCGTGGGGTGGCGTGATGACGTTTAACCTACTATGGCACAACCTCACATCCACTGTCTTACCTCGCTCAAAGTAGCAGGCACAGGAAGCTTCCGTCTCGCATCTGGCCAATTCCTCGGCGACTACGGAGCGAATCTGCAGAACCCAGACAAAGAAGCCCTCGATATCTACATCGCGCCGCCCGGCCTAACATTCGTCCAGTGCGATCAAAGCGGCGCTGAGGCCTTGATTGTCGCCAATCTCACGCGTTCCGGTCGCTATCGTGAGCTATTCAACGTGGGCATTAAACCCCATACCTTCATCGCGCTGCATATCTTCTGTGAGGCTATGCAAAACGAATGGCCCCTCGCGGGGAAATCACCGAGCTATTGGAAATCTCTCAGCCCCTCTGACTTAAAGAAAGATCCAGATTGGAAACCTCTCGACAAGGCGATTAAATCCTCAGACAAAGAATACAAGATCGGCAAGATGGTCTGCCACGCTTCTTCCTACAGGATGCGTGAGCGGACCTTTCAGCTTCAAACCCTCAAGCAAAGTCACGGTACTTTGACTCTCAGCCTCCAAGAATGCAAAGTCTTTCTTGGCTTCTTCGCAACACTGTTCCCCGAAATCATAGAATGGCAAGATGAAATTGAATTTCAAATTAGAACTAACCGTCAACTCAGGAATCTGTTTGGATATCCACGCCGGTTCGAGCGCACTATTACTGACTCTTATATCAGGGAAGGCATCTCGTGGGTTCCTCAGTCCACCGTGGGATGTATCACACACATCGCAGTCAACCGCTACAACAACGAGCGGCCGCCGAAAACACTACCGGCGATTAACAATAAACATGACTCTTTTCTGGCGCTGGTTCCAGATGGGCTTGTCAACGACACGGCTAAGCTCATGCAAGACTGCCTCGCCATTTCTCTCACAGGCCGAGACGGCATCAACTTCACGATGAAATCAGAAGCCCAAGCCGGAAAGAACTGGGGCAAGTATTCTAAAGAGAACCCCAACGGCATGAGAGATCTCGCCTAAAACCGGCCCAGGAAAAGCTCCCGTCCTCTACTAGACATGAGACAGACGAACGACCGAATAACACAGATCGTCAATGCGATCCGTGAAAAAGTAAAAGAGTGGCCGCCCAACCTTCCGCCACCGTCGGTTGTTATTGTACACGAGACTCATCTTCCCAGCGAGTTCGATCCGAACTTTGAGAAGCTTGAAGGCTTCGACGTTATAACCACACTACAAATCCGCAAAAACTCTGTAAGACTCGCATACTTGCATGAGCCTCTATGAAGACTGGTGTTTGTACACAAAGAACGTACAAAGCCCACAACCGTTTGTGGATGCTGCTTTCTATTTCATGATCGGCGCGGCCCTTCAGAGGCGCGTCTGGTTCGGAGACATAGACTTCCACGCAGTATTTCCTAATCAATACATCGCATTCATCGGCCCTGCTTCCGCCGGGAAATCACTCATCACGAGTCCGATGAAAGAACTACTCGAACTCCCAGCCGACATCAAAGCGCCCGAGGATGATCTCGCGGCCGAACTCCTCGGCGAAGATGCTTCAGAGAACCGCAAAGGCGCACGACAGCCTCTCATCTATATCGCTCCGAACAGCACTACGTTCGAGCAATTCACACAAGAGACCTCACGCGTCGCGTATCTCCATCGCTACATCGACGCAGAGAACAGACGCAAAGCATATCATCACAGCTCTCTTGTATTCATCCTCGACGAACTAACCTCAATCTTTAAGAAAAATGCCGAACAACTTTCAGACTTTCTTCTCGAAGCTTATAACGGTGGAAGAAAGTACGTCCGAAAACTTAAGCATAGCGACACTGACTTCTGCACGAATATGTGCATCAGTCTCTTGGGCAACACAACGCTCGGAAAGTTCCAAAGTCTTCAGAATCAAGATATTCTCTCGGACGGTTTTATGGCTCGAACGATTATCGTTTACGGCGTTGAAAAGCGTTTCCATCTTTATTCTATTCCCCCGCTTAACGAAGAACAAAAGGCGGCTAAACTTCGCTTGCAATCTTACATTAGGGAGCTTTCGAAACTATATGGCCCTTTGGTTCTAAACGATGAAGCCAAAGAGTATATTCATCATCACTTCGAACTCCATCCCAATCTTGTCCATACAAACAAACATCCGATGCTGGATGAATACTATGGCCGCAAGAATCTCCATCATCAGAAGATCCTCTTTGCCGTACACTTCGCCCGCACGACGGACATGATCATCACACTACAAGATGCCGAGGCGGCCACGGCCCATCTTGCGCGTCTTGAAAAAGATATGCACATTCCCTTCGTAGGAATGGGCCGCAACGAGAGCGCAAAGATCACAGAAGACATCTGGCGCTTTATCAAGACCTCAAACAAAGCCACAAAGAAATCAATCTTTATCCGGTTCTATCAGTCACTCAAAACCCCAGATGAACTCAATAGAGTCCTTGATGACCTCATCACAATGGATCGCGTACAACGTGTCAGAGAAAACAACATCGAATACTATGCAGCCAAACATACCAACGCCACCGCCCTCTAATGCCAGCATACGCGCTCAGTTTTTGAAAGAAGTAGAGAAGCTCGTATGCACCGACCGCAACGTCACACACGGCGACGCTGAGGATAACTTCCGAGTGATTGCTCAGTTGTGGAATGTCTACATCCACAACAGCAAAGGCACAGACCTCAACAACAAAGACGTGGCGATCATGATGTGCCTCTTCAAAGTCAGTCGTCTTATGTCTAACATAGACAACATGGAGAACTGGCTAGATCTTGCAGGCTATGCAGCCTGCGGCGGTGGGATAGTAAAGAAAGCTCAATAATCCAAAGAAAAGAAAACCCGCTCTGCTTATCACAGGGCGGGTTTTTTGTTATCTACTTTTACCTCAAGCCACTCAAACCTTCTATCAAACTCTTCCGATATTTGTTCTCATACTCTCTCGTCATATACCTTCTCATTGTCTCAGCCCCAGCGCCTTCTTCTGCGCCCTCGACAAAGCTCAGATATCTTGCCGCTTTCATCGGCTGCCTCTCCAACGAAGGCATGATCTGATTCTGACTTGTCTTATACTTCCTAATCCGGCTCGCATAATCTTCTGGTGACGTTGCTTCTTCTCTTGCACGCGACACCAAAGACATTGCCCCTTCGCCGGTATCTTCATCAATAGCTCCACGTTCGAATTCTCTCTCACTCAAATTACTATAGTTCACAGCAAACGTCCCACCCTTACTCGGCAAGCCCATCAACTTATCAAACAATCTCTGCCGCCGCCGATCATCATAACGCAGGTTCTCATCTTCATCCAACCAATTCCTCGCCACACGCAAAGCCTGCACATGACCCGTTAGCGAATCCTGCATCAAAGCCTTCAGCACCAAGCCAAAGTCTTCGCCATCATCCAGCGCCTTAACCGCAGCCGCCGCACGCTTGCTCACGTCATAGATCGCATCCATCGCAGGCATAGTCGCAACGCCTTGCGCAGAACCGCCAGCGGCTGCATCAATAACCATCTTCGTCAGATCCCCAGCAAATCCAAACGTGCCCATCTTCTGAGCCATCGTCAGCAATTTCTGGCCGAGCATCATGCCACCATCGGCGCCAAGCTCACCTTGATTCTGCTGCATCCAGCTTTCGAGTTCTTTCCACGTGATGTCTTTGCCTTCGCGGTTATTCAACCATTCCTGCACGGCAGAGATAGCGCCGCCGCCCATCAATCCAATCAGCATCTGTCCGATTAGAGGCTTCATGTTGCCCTGCATCGCAGGCTGTAGAGCATACTTTATAAAGGAGTCGTATTGCCCCATGCTCCACTTGCTCCACGTGAGATAAGGTGCAGCCGCGCCCTCAAGCACAGAGGCGGGAAGCTGTCGCATATCATAAGAACCCTGCAACAAACGCCCAACCTGCGCCGCAAGATCAGCGTCCGACCGAGTGCGCCAATCAGGCGTGAGTGTATCAAGCATCTGCGTAGCGTTCTTATCGCCACTCAGCGCTAGTTTCTTATTAATCCCAACGATCGTCTCGCCCCAGCCCTGCGCAATCACGCGGGCCGCAGACTCAAGATCATTGACAAACGTGCCTTTTGACAAGACCCGCGCAGCCTTATCCATGAAAGCCGTGGAGTCTTCAGCGATGCCCAACACCTGACGCATGTTCTCTGCAGCGTCACGCTTATTCAAGCCCGACGCATAAGAGCGTTCTTTCAACGCAGCCCAATCTCCGATGCGTTGTGTAAAATCTGCAAGCCCCGCCGCGTATTCACTACCTTGCAGATAAGCCAAGCCCTTAAACATCGACGTGCCGATATCGCCAACCTTCGAGACAGGTCCGATCGTAGCCGCACTGACGAAGCGACCGAGACTAGGCAAGAAGCCTTCTGTGCGCTGGGCGGGCGTTCCGCGATACTCTCTCAGCACAGACTGCACGCTTGGATCATTGATAACAGGCGCAGTGCTTTGAAGAATATTCGCCGGGATAGGCTGATTATTCACCATCGTCTTCGCGCCCAGCGCCGCCATCGCCACGGGCGAACTCTCGACATGCTGTTGATACGCGAAGTCCGTAGCCGAACGCCGCGTATAGTTATTCAGAATGTCGATGATATCGTCACTGCGCCAGCTAGGCGGCAGCGGATAACCTTCAGGCTTACGCGCACCGGAGAACGGAATGCCGCTCTCGATGCCCGGAGGCTTCGAAGTAATGTTGATCTTCTCCTCGAATTTCTCCTGCGCATACTTCTGAGCCTCTGCGAGAGAAGCGCCGTCGGCTTGGCGCAATTGCGTGTTCCACTGAATGAAGTCATTCTTCAGCTTATCATATTCAGGCGATCCTTGTTTGGTCGTG